CACAGACCAGCAAGCGCAGCCAATGGCATACGCTTCGGAGAGGCCGAGCACCCAGGCCCTCCATCAAATACGCGCGGCGCCAAGGCCCGAACGGCCATCAAGGCCTCTCAGAAGAGGTCCACCGCGCAGAAGAAAGGCGAAAGAGACGCCCAGCGACGCATTCAGCGCGAGAAGGCCCGTGCAAAACCGCCGCGCGTGCGTACGACAACATCTTCGTCACAGCATGGACTCAGGTCCGCATTGATCTCAGCCAGTTTGAGGGCAAGTGTCACAACTGCCATCAGCCTGGACACCGAGCAGCTCAGTGCCCTGACTCCGTGCCTGGGCGTGCCCCGCTGGACCCGTCAGCACCTGCGGAAGCTCCGCCTCCACCTGAACCGCCACAGCCTCAGCTTACGGCAGAGGAGAAAGTGGCCATCACTCGCAAGAATATGTATTGCAAGGCGACATGTGCGTGGCTCACCAAGGACCCACGCAGTGCAATTGACGTGAAGGTCGTGCTCAACTCCCTGGTCAACATTGCCAGGAAGGAGCGCGTCTACGACAACGACATCCGGGCCCACGAGATGATTTTGGACGTGCATGCTCGCGCTATGCGTGCTGCTATTCGAGACAGGGCCAGGACTGCACGACGCATCATCATGACGGACAACGAGGACTACAAGAACACCTTCTCGTGTGCTTTTAAAGCGTACCTCAACCTGGAGAACTTCGGCGCCGTCACTGGCACTGAACTCACCAGGCTGTATCGCTACGAAGCCATCGAACCTCTCAGCCGGTACCCTGACACGTATCAGACTGCACTATTTTGCGCAGTCTACGTCCTCACGATCGTGGTGCCACTGTGTGAAGAGCTGTTCAAGCGCAGCCTCCACGCTATTGCAGAGGGACGCGTCTTCAGCGTTGTCGCTGCTGCTGCTCTTGGGTATAGTGAAGCTGGTCTTGTCAAAGACCACTCCATTGACCTGAGTCAGCCAGCCTTCGTCTCTACCGACTGGTGGTCAGCGCTGAACTTCATACCCATATTGTTGCTCGTGACGTATGAATGTTCCAGACACCCCCAGGCCACAAGAGCTTCTACATTGCTCCAGTTTTCAGCGCGACTGTATGCACATCTGTACTTGGCTCAATGCACATTCGCGGTTGCTGTCATCTTGCATGCTGCCTGGAATGCAGCTGTGCTTGCCGCCATTCGCTACTTCGATGTCAGCCACGCATGGATGCTTGGTAGTCTTGTTCGTTCAGCGAGACGCACGTTGCGGAGGGTCCACGTGCCATTCGTGCGGCCGACCGCACCACCCTCAATTGAGCGCGCCGACGCCTGCCTTGAACACTTCAACATCAAAAAGATTGAGGTGGATCCCAGGTTTAAGGTGTCGGAGCGCCCACTGTCTTGCGAGCCCAGATTCGGCTCGCGGCAGTTCTGGGGTGTTGAGTGCCGGGAACCACACGTGCACCGTGCCTGTCACCACAATGAGGAGATCAGCATGAATGGGCGAGTAGGCAAGCTGGTGCCAGCCGCAAGTGTCGAACCAGCAGTTAACAAGTACTGGAAGGGAGCTTGGAAGCGCATTCACGGCGTCTTTGACACCGTGAAGCCCGTTCGACATGGCATGGACTTCGAGCAGTGGGCTCACAACCACGCGCCAGCCAAGCGCGACGCAGAGCGCCAGATCTACCTCGACAGGCCTGATCTCCCACCACTCATTACTGGCAGTTTCATCAAGGCCGAAATCTCCTTGACGGTTGCTCCGTACGACGACTCGTGCATTTCTGACCCACGGTTCGTGCAAGGTTGGCCCATGGAGTACAACGTCATCATTGGGCCGTACATCAAGCCACTGACCAAGAACGTCAAAAGAGCGCTCGCACCCAAGGCCTTTGAGCCCGCCGAGATACGTGCTGGCAAGCAGGTCGTCTACATGTGCGGCAGCAACGCAGCCGAAGTTGGCGAGATTTTCCGCAAGTCTATAGCGGTGATCTCGTCAATGATGGACCCCGACGACTCTATTGTCTTCATTGAAGACGACGAGAGCCGGTTCGACCTGCACATCCGCGCCGGGGCTTTTGGCGCCCTTCATGCGTTCTACAAGACGCACCTGCCTCCAAACATCGTCAAGTTGTTGAGGCGCAACGACCGCAGCAAGGGGCGCTCCAAGCTCGGGGTCAAGTACACCATACCTTGGACCATGCAGTCTGGAGCTCCAGACACGAGTCTGGCTGACACGGTCATCAACGCCATGATGAAGTACGACATTCACGGCCTAGGCGACCTGTGGGTGTCCATCGTCATGGGCGACGACAGCGTTACTGTCACAACGCGCAAGACGCTTGCCAAGATGGGCGGAGTGAAAGGGGT